ACTCCAGTCTGATTGGCAAGTTTGTCAACGATGCCAAACGCCAGATTGAAGATGCCTACGCATGGAACGTGCTCGGCCAGACGGTGACGATCACCACAACGCCGGGCACCTACATATACTCTTTGACTGGCGCTGGCCAGAAGTTTCAAGTCATGGATGTGATCAACGTCACATCAAATGTCGGAATGCAGAACATCAGCTTCGTGCAGATGAATCGCTTTCAGAACCTGGTGCCCGCGATCAGCGGCATCCCTGAGTACTACAGCTTTGACGGCGTGGACAACAACGGCGACACCAAGGTGGTGCTGTACGCCCGTCCAGATAACGTCTACGTCCTTCCCTTCTCGCTGACTGTGCCCCAAGCCACGCTGTCGTCTGACAATACGCTGGTCAAGGTGCCTGACGTGCTGGTCGTGCAAAATGCTTACTCTCGCGCCTTAGTTGAACGTGGTGAGGACGGCGGTTTGAACTCGTCTGAGGCGTTCCAGTTGTACCGTTCGATGCTGGCCGACTACATTGCGCTGGAGGGCACACGCTACCCAGAGGCGCAGGAGTTTGTAGCGATATGAGCCAAGCCATTCAAATTGCCAGCATCTCAGCCCCCGGCTTTTACGGGCTGAACACGCAAGACTCGCCTCTTGATCTTGCGTCTGGCTTTGCTTTGGTGGCAACGAATTGCGTGATCGACCAGTACGGCCGCATTGGCGCTCGTAAGGGCTGGACACGGGTCAACGCGGCGTCAGGTAACCTTGGGGCCAACGATGTGGGCGTGATCCACGAATTGGTGCAGCCGGACGGCACTTTGACCGTTCTGTTTGCGGGCAACAACAAGCTGTTCAAACTTGGCGCATCCAATGTGGTGACCGAGTTGACCTACGGGGGCGGGGGTACCGGCCCGACCATCACAGCCAGCAATTGGTCGGTGGTATCGCTTAACGGCATTACCTACTTCTTCCAGACCGGCCACGACCCGCTGATCTACGACCCCACTATCAGCACGACGACCTATCGCCGAGTGAGCGAAAAGTCAGGCTACGTCGGCACGGTGCCTAGCGCCAACATCGCGCTGTCTGCTTACGGTCGCCTGTGGGTGGCCAGCTCCAGCACCGACAAGGTTACCGTGTCCTTCTCTGACCTGATTGCAGGCCATGTTTGGTCAGGCGGCACCACTGGCACCTTGGACACGACAAGAGTGTGGCCAAACGGCGCTGATGAGGTGCAGGGCTTGGCTGCGCACAACGGGTTTCTGTTCATCTTTGGTAAGCGCCAGATTCTGGTCTACCAAGGCGCGACAACACCTTCCACGATGTTTTTGTCCGACACGGTTGGCGGCATTGGCTGCTTGGCCCGCGACAGCGTGCAGACCACCAGTTCGGACGTGATCTTCTTGTCCAACTCGGGCGTGCGCTCGTTAATGCGCACGATCCAAGAGAAGTCTGCCCCAGAGCGCGATCTGTCTAAGAACGTCCGCAACGACTTGATGACCGACGTTGGTGTGCAGACGCTGGCCAACATCAAGTCGGTGTATTCCGAGCGAGAGGGCTTCTACCTTCTGACCATGCCTTTTACGCAGTCGGTCTATTGCTTTGATACCAAGATCATGCTGCAAGACGGCTCGTCCAGGGTCACAACTTGGGACTCAATTCAGCCAACTGCGCTCTACGCGCTGCGCAACGGCAGCGTCTACATCGGCAAAAACGGCTACATCGGGGATTACACCGGGTATCAAGACTACGAGTCAAGCTATCGGTTCCAGTACTACACCAACCACGCTGATTTGGGCGACATCAACCGGACATCAATCTTGAAGAAGATTTCGGTGGTGGTAATTGGCGGCACAAACCAGCCCGTTATCTTCAAGTGGGGGTTTGACTTCAAGACCAACTACTTGAGTTCTACGTCCACAATTCCGATACAAGGCGTGTCGGAGTACGGCATTGCTGAATATGGCGCGAACGCAGTACCAGTTGCTCAGTATTCCGACGGCATTGCGCTCAACACGCTAAATGTATCGGCAAGCGGGGCGGGTAAAGTTGTCCAAACTGGGTATGAATCGGACATTGATGGCTCGCAACTGTCTATTCAAAAGATCGAAATTCAAGCCAAGAACGGGAAGCTATCATGAGCAACTATACAAAAAGCACCAACTTCGCGAGCAAGGACAATCTTTCATCGGGCAACCCCGCGAAGATTGTCAAAGGCACTGAGATTGACACCGAGTTCAACAACATCGCCACGGCCATCTCGACCAAGCAGGACTCTAGTACGGCTGGCGATGTGACCTTAACTGGCACACAGACGCTGACCAACAAGACGATTGATTACGCCAGCAACACGCTGACTGGCGTGGTCGGCACGACTGCAACGCAGACGCTGACCAACAAGACAATCACCTACGCAGACAATACGCTGACGGGTGTTGTGGGTACAACTGCCACACAGACCCTGACCAACAAGACGATTGAGGCTGGCACGTTCACCAACGGGTACACCGAGGAAGTGGCGACAGCCAACACCAGCACGGCCTACACAATTGACCTGCTTGGTGGCACGGTCCAAATCCTGACGCTGACAGGCAACTGCACGTTCACATTCCCCACGGCCACGGCTGGCAAGAGCTTCACGTTGCTGCTGAAGCAAGACGGTACAGGCTCACGCACAGTGACATGGCCAGCGGCTGTGAAGTGGCCATCCGGGACTGCGCCAACGATCACGGCCACTGCATCCAAGCTGGACAAGTATGTGTTCACGGCTGACGGAACCAACTGGTATGGTTCCGAGGCTGGCAAGAACTACACCGTCTAAGGGGTATTGATGTTTTCAAGCAATACTTCATCGGCTGCGGGTGATGCCAACTACATCGAAGACGTATTCAGCACTTGGCTGTACACAGGCAACGGCTCCACGCAGACGATCACCAACGGAATTGATCTGGCGGGTAAGGGTGGCCTACTGTGGGTCAAGTGCCGAAATGCTGCCGCGTCTCACCGACTGTATGACACAGGGCGCGGCGCAAATCAATATTTAAACAGTGCGTCAACCGATGGCACAAATTTAACCGATACAGGTCAATCGTTTACTTCAACCGGTTTTCAGTTTGCAAGCAACGATGGCACAGTCAACGACTCAGGACGCGATTACGTCTCATGGACATTTCGCGATCAGCCGAAGTTCTTTGATGTGGTGACGTATACGGGGACTGGTTCTGCAAGAACTGTTGCACATAGTCTTGGCTCTGTTCCGGGTTGTGTGATTGTAAAAAGCACAAGCGTAGGCGGTGCGGGTTACGATTGGCGCGTGTATCACCGTGGCCTGACCTCTGCCGCGTATACCATTCAACTTAATCTGACGAGCGCCGAAAGCAATCAGCCAAGTATCTGGAACAGTACCGCTCCCACCAGCACAGTGTTCACTGTTGGTACTGATATTTCAGTAAACGAAGTAGGTCAAACCTACGTAGCCTACCTATTCGCCCACGACGCAGGGGGCTTTGGCCTGACTGGTTCGGATAATGTGATTTCGTGTGGGTCTTTTACTTACAATAATTCAGTCGGAGTTTCTGTAACTCTTGGTTACGAGCCGCAATGGATTATGTATAAAAGTTCTACTGCTTTAGGAGGCGGTACAAACTGGATAATGCACGACATAATGCGTGGGATGCCCGTTCCGCCTTCAACAACAGCCACATTGGCCGCAAATAACAGCGGGGCAGAATCTAGCAGCTTTGCAAGAGCATATCCAACCGCCAATGGTTTTACGCTGCCCTCTGGCTTAGGAGCGGCTGATGACTACATCTACATAGCCATACGCCGTGGCCCGATGAAAGTGCCGACAACGGGGACGAGTGTGTTTTCGCCTGTGGCTTACGCGGGAACAGGCTCCGCAACGACAACAACTTCAGGGTTTGTTTCTGATTTGGCAATCATTAAATCACGAGGAATTTACGCCAACAGTTTTGAAGATCGTTTACGCGGCGCAAACAGAGTTCTTGAAAGCACTGGAACTGGGGCTGAAATTGCAACTTCACAGTACGTGCTTGGGTTTGACATCCAAAACGGCGTTCGTATAGGCACAGATGTCGGCGTAAATGGCAGCGGTACAACTTACATTGACTGGATGTTCCAACGCGCCCCCGGCTTCTTTGATGTGGCTTGCTATACGGGGACGGGAATCGCAAGAACAGTAACGCACAACTTGGCGGCAGTGCCTGAGTTGATGATTGTAAAAGTGCGTGACACAACCGGCACATGGCTATGCTATTCGGCTGGTTCCGGAGCAACATCCTTTTTAGCTCTTAACTCCACAAACGCGGCTACTACATCTTCTTTAGCTTGGAATGACACCGCGCCCACGGCATCTGTTTTTACGGTTGGAACAAGCTCATTTGCTAACGGGTCTGGCAACACATTTGTTGCCTACCTCTTTGCAACCTGCCCCGGCGTGAGCAAAGTAGGCAGCTACACAGGTACAGGAACGACACTTCAGATTAACTGCGGCTTTGCAGCAGGCGCTAGGTTTGTGCTTATCAAGCGTACCGACAGCACAGGTGACTGGTACGTGTGGGACACCGCCCGTGGTATCGTGGCTGGTAACGACCCCTACCTGCTACTCAACAGCACAGCGGCTGAAGTGACATCAACTGACTACATCGACACCTTCAGTTCTGGGTTTGAGATCAGCAGCACAGCGCCAGCAGCCATCAACGCCAGCGGCGGCACATTCATCTTTCTTGCAATAGCGTAAGGACCATCATGCAAATCAGAACACAAGACGGACGGGTAATGTACGAGGGTGAATTCCGCGCACTCTTTCCCAACACATCACTGCCCCAACAACTGACCGAAACTATTATCAACGACTTGGGCGGCGATGTGGTGTTTGAAGGCCCACAGACACAACCCACACGCTACCAAGTTGGCTTTGCCGATGGTGTGCAGCAGATCGAGGGCAAGTGGTACACCAAGTACAGCGTGGCCGACATGGATGCCGAGGCCATTGCAGCCAAAGATACTGAGCAAGCCAAGGCCATCCGCAGCCAACGTACTGATAAACTCAAGGCCAGCGATTGGACACAGGTGGCAGACGCTCCAGTAGACAAAGCTGCATGGGCCACTTACCGCCAAGCATTGCGCGACATCACGGCGCAACCAGGCTTCCCTTGGGACACCCAGTGGCCTGACGCACCCGTTTAAGGAGAACGATTATGTGGGATTACGGTAAATTTATCGAAGCTCTGAAGTCGGGCGACGCAAACTACGCAGCCGAATTGGGCAAGCTCGGCGGCGTGATGGGGCAAAACGCACAGAACGTCTACCGCGAAATCTTAGCCCAGCAAGCCGCAGGTACTGCCCCGGCTTGGTACACGGGTAAAACGGCGGCACCTGAAGCTGCGGCTGCGAACTTTGCGCTGCGCTTGGCTGAAAACGGTATTGGCTCTTTGACCGAATTGGGTCAAATGACCGTGCCCGGCGGGACTTCAACAGAATTTGGTGGCAATGAGCCAGACACGACTGTCACCATCAACAAAACGACCGGGCAGCCCCTGCCACGCCCAGACCTCTTGACCCGAGGCACTCGGGACTTGGGCATTGACTACAACATTCAATTTGCCCCTGACGGCAGTGCGGTGCCTTTCACAACTGAGCGCGTAGGCAGCGGGGAGAGCTTTGTCAAGGAAGCCTTGATACCCGGCGCGTTGCTGCTGGCGGGCGCGTATGGCTTGGCTAGCCTGACAGGCGCAGCAGCGGGTGCTGGTGGCGGTGCTGCTACTGGTGGCGCTGGGCTGTTCGGCGGCGCGGGTTTAACAGCAGAACAGTTAGCGGTAGTAAATGCGCTAGGTGGTGCAGAAGTAGCAGGCGGCTTAACGGCAGCAGAAGCTGCTGCTGCTGGTTTAACAGGCGGGTTTACAGGAACTGCTGGATTGCTAACAGGTGCTGGAATGACAGCCGAACAATTAGCCGCAGCAAACGCGCTAGGTGGTGCAGAAGTAGCAGGCGGCTTAACGGCAGCAGAAGCTGCTGCTGCTGGTTTAACAGGCGGGGTTCCGGCTGCTGCTGCGGCTGGTTTAACAGCCGAACAATTAGCCGCAGCAAACGCGCTAGGCGGCGCAGAAGTAGCCGGGGGTTTGACAACAACGCAAGCTGCTGCTGCTGGTTTAACAGGCGGGGTTCCGGCTGCTGCTGGCCTGTTGACTCCATCGCTCATCACAGGTGGCCTCAACACTGCGGCTGGCCTGCTTCAATCAGACAAAGATCGTTCTGCTGCACAAGCAGGCGCTGCCAGCATCAATGCCGCTACGCAGCAGGCGGTGCAAGGTGCGCAATTCCGGCCTATCGGTACGACAACGCGCTTTGGCTCGTCGAATTTCCAGTACGACCCGGTAACGGGTCGGATGACTAGCGCTGGCTACCAACTCAGCCCGGAGGCAAAAGCAGCGCAGGACCGATTTGCAGCGCTGGTAGGCCAAGGCATCACGCAAATCGAAGGAGCGCAGAAAGCGTTCTCGCCTTTGGAAACTGGTGCGCAGAGTCTGTTCGGCTTGGGTAACCAATACCTTGCGCAGTCACCACAAACCGTGGCGCAGAACTACATCGACCAACAGATGGCGCTCTTGCGGCCTGGTCGGGAGCTGGAGCTGGCCAACTTGCAAAACAGATTGCAGCAGCAAGGCCGTGGGGGTCTGTCTGTGGCGCAAGGCGGCGCTTTCGGTGCAACAACACCTGAGTTGCAGGCTCTGTACAACGCCCGCGCACAGCAAGACGCGCTGCTGGCAGCGAATGCCCAACAAGCAGGCCAGCAAAACGTCACGTTCGGCGCGGGTCTGCTCGGCACGGGCGCTACAACTTTGGGTAACTACTACGCAGGCCAGCAAGCAGCGTACTCGCCGTACACTAGCGCATTGGGTCAGGTCACAGGGATCGAAAACTTAGGTCAGCAACCGTTCACCATGAGCACTGGTTTGGCGCAACAAGTGGCTCAAGCAGGCGCAAACGCTGGGCAGCTTGGCTTGAGGGGCGCAAGTTCTGCTGCGGACATCTCGATGGGCCGCGCGGCTACAACCGACCCGTTTGCCTCACTGCTGTCTGGGTTTGCTAGTAATCCGAGCTTTGCCACCGGCGTCACGAACACGATAAACAAAGTCTGGGGGACTTAACATGGCTGAAATTGTAGGAAGTTTGTTCGGCATCACGGCTGACCAATACGAACGCGATCTTGCGCGGCAAGATCAGGCGCGGGCCATCCAGATGGCTGGCCTAGCCCCAGGCACACGCGGCGCGGCGATGATCCAGTACGGCGCGTCGCAGCTCGGGCGCGGCATCGGTAGCTTGTTGGGTGGGCAAGACCCACAGTTGCAGCTCATCAGCGCCCGTCAAAAAATACTAGGGATGATTGACCCCAATCGGCCAGAAACATTTGATCAGGGTGTTCAGATGGCCTTGCAGTCTGGTGACCAGCAATTGGCCTACGGGCTTCGGCTGGAGGCTGACAAAGCTCGGCAGCAGGCGCTTGTTCGACAAGATCAAGCACTTATTCGCCAAGATGAAATTCAAAAACGCCAAAGCGCACAACTGGCGCAACAGCGGGCGCTTGAGGCTCAAAACCTTATTCAAAGCGCATATCAGCCTGCTACGCCAGAACAACAGCAATTTGTTGAGGTTGATGAGCAGGGCCGGCCAGTGACGATACCAGGTCGCCAAGCGTCTTTTAATATCAATCCTGTTTTGCCTCAACTCATGCAATCACCAGAGGGTCGAGCAGCCATCTCTCAGCAAGCAAAACTGCTTCCAGACCTTCGCAGGCTTGGTGCTGCTTCAATGCGTGAAGAGAATCCATTTTCTACTTTCACCACTGATCCAACGATTCCAAAAACCGTTCAAACATTGGCGCAGCAATACTCTAGGAGTTTTGCAAGCGGCGTTCTTGACCCTGAAAAAGCTGATGCGCGGGTTAAAGAGTTGGCTGATATGACGCAGCGTGTTCAGCAATTTGAGCAGAATCAGCAGCAGATTAAAGACAACCAAGCCATCATGCAATCGTTGCGCCAGCAAGGTCTTGAGAACTCTCAGCAAGCTCTTTTGATTCAGCAAGGCAATCAAGCATTGCAAGCGCAGAACATCCAATTCCAGCAAGAAATGAAGCGCAAGGAAGCAGACGCCAAGGCAGATTTAAAAGCCAATAAGCCGTTGCCAAGTTATCTAGCCAAGGAAGAGGAAGCCGACTTCTCTACTGCAACCGCAGCGACCAACATTGCCACAAATGCAAATGAATATCTAAACCGCATCAAAACTGGCGAAATCAAATTTGGCTTGAAAGACTTGGCTAGTATTCGTGCCCGTCAGATTACTGGATCCGGTGCGCCTGATGTTGTGGCCCGCGAAGAATACGACAAGTTTGTCACCAACTTGGTGAATGAGAGTTTGCGATTGAACAAAGGCACGCAAACCGAAGGTGATGCTGTGCGAGAGGCAAAAGCACTGAAAAGCTCAGAGTCAAAAGAAGCTGCTGCAACTGCAACAAAAAAATTGATTGATCTCAATATCCAAAAAGCACAGGATGCAGAAATTGCAGTGCAGAAACGCAGAGCTAATGCGGGGTTTCCACCACCACCACAACCGATTGTTGTTCCAAAGTTTGATGTTCAAATCATTACACCAGCCCAATACAACAGCTTTTTGAAGAATCCAAAATTCCCAAGTGGTACAGTTTTTGTTGATCCAGATGGCGTAAGAAGGGTGAAACCATAATGGCAAACTATCAAGATGCTCCACTGGCTGATCAGCCACAGGCTGGTCAGCCACAAGCCTTCACCTCCGTCCTTGGCCCTGGTGTTCCTTACTCCGGTCCAGCCGAGGCACTTCGCTCAATTGGTCAGGGCTTGACCTTTGGCACTCTAGACGAGATCGAGGCGGCTGTTCGCACTGGCTCAATCAGTGGTCCTGAGTATGAGCGCCAGCGCAATCTGTTGCGTGAGCAGCAAAAGCAATTCGGCCAAGACATGCCAATCACCAAGACTGGTTTGGAGATCGGTGGCAGTTTGATCGCTCCACTTGGTGCTGCCAAGCAGATTGGCCGACTTGCACCAAGCACCCAAGCAGCGGTCATAGGTCAAACCGTGCCAGGTCAAGTTGCCCGTGGCACAGCCGTTGGCGCTGCAACTGGTGCGGCTTCTGGCTACGGCTTTGCCGAGAAAGACGCCGGGTCCGAGGCTGTTGTTGGCGGCATCTTTGGCGGTTTGCTTGGTGGCTCCGTGCCAATTGTTGTTGACAAGGCTGGAACACTCATCAAGAACGTGCTGAACTCTGCTGGCATTGGTGACCAAGAAACAGCAGCATCAAAGATGCTGGCAAGCTATCTCAAGAAAGACAATCTAACGCCAACAGAGGCACAGCAAGCACTAGATGAGCTGCGCAAGATTGGCGTCCCCAACCCAGTCATTGCGGACTTGGGGAAAAGCCTCAACGATCTGGCTTACAGCGCCTATGTGGTGCAATCCAAGGCCAAGGGAGGCACAGAGTCTTTCTTAGTCAACCGCATGATTGACCAACCCAATGACATTGTGAAGGGCTTGGTTGAAAAAGCTGGCTTGGCTAAGAACGTCAATGGCTTTGAATACCTTGAGGCTTTGACTGAAAATCAATCACGACTTGCCAGCCAAGCCTATCCAGAAGCATACCGATTGGCTGTTGATGCAACGCCATTTAGAAAGTATGTAGATCGCCCTGTATTCCAAAAAGCCTATGAGGAAGCGGTCAAACGAGCTGGTGTTTATGGCAATACTCTGCCTGATTTGAGTGCCATTAGAAACGCTCAATCAGTGCCCACCGACATCTTGCACCAGATCAAGATTGGTCTTGATCGCGTTGTTGATGCAGAAACTGATCCTCTTACAAAAAAAATGACAGGCTATGGCGGTGACGTCTCTAAAGTAAAAACAGAGTTCAACGACCTTATCAAGTCACTCAATCCTGAATACAAGAAAGCAAACGCCGAGTTTGCTGATGCAGAGCGCATCAAAAATGCTTTCAAGATGGGCGAGGACTATCAACGACTTGATCCAGCAGAAGCTGCATCAAAGATCAAGAAACTCAACTCAGACGAGAAAGAGGCTTTCAGGTTGGGCGTTATGGCTGACGTCAACAACCGCCTTGGAAACTTCAAGGGCGGCGATTTCAGCAAGCAAATATTCAAATCTGAAAATCAAAAGCTCTTGCTGCGTAATGCTTTCCCAGATCAAGCCTCTTACACTGAATTTTCTCAGTACGTCAAAGGCTTGGGGCAGCAAAGCGCAACCAAGCAACGTGTTCTTGGTGGCTCTCGCACAGATGAAAATCGTGCTGTTCGTGATGAATCGAACCTTCTTGGATCGCTTGCACAGGCAACTGCAACTGGTGACCCTTTGAGCATGTTGCGTGCTGGTGGTCAGGCATTGCTTTCAAGGGCAAAAGGCATCAGTGGCGAGAGTTCAGAGGCGTTGCAAAAACGTCTGTTTACTGTTGACCCAATAGAACAGACCACCATCTTGCGGGAATTAAACCGCAGAGCACAAAGACCTCAAACAGGTCTTTTAACTGGCGCTGCGGCTGTTGGGTCTGCTACTGGAATGTTGGGCAATTAATTCGCCTCACAGCCGACCCTTGGGCAGCTCATGCTTATTCAAGGTCGGCTTGACGCTGGGATGCGCCCGGCTGTGGATACTGAAGGCTTTGTAGGCCACCAAGTTCTCCGCTGGGGTGAGGTGGGCGTAGGTCTGCGCGGGTCTTGGCTTAAACGCAGCATCCTTCATAAAGATGCTCGGGCGCGGGTCTTTCTTCCATTCAAACGGGTTCATGTCTTCCTTTCAACATCTCTGCGCGGCAGTCGTTCCAGCCTTGCACATATTGGGGATGCTCACCCTCTCGCGTTCCAAACGCATCGGGGACTGCTGGCTGTGCTGTCACAGCATCAAACCGCTTCTGTCCTTGCTCACGCTCATCAGCACGGACAAGTTCGGCAAAGGCTTTGAGTCTCAATAACTGAGCCTCAGTCCAAAACGCATGCTCACTGTAAACCTCATGGGCCATGTCTATCGTGTCTCTCATATCACCCCCATCAAATAAGCAATACCCGTCCACACACCCCACAGGATGGTGATGGACACCATAGCGGAGCCAATCACCCCGCCAATCAGGATTGTTTTTAGCTTCATTTAATGATCCTCCTGAACATCCCGCATCGGGCGCACTTGTACATTCCCGGCCCAGAGATGGGCTTCCAGTCGTGAGGGCAGTTGTTCATTTCTTCCCCGGCAAGATAAGTTCAAGTGTCGTAAACCTGTGCATGTTGGCGCACATGTAACGGCGGCGGCGGGTGCCGTCAGAGCGCATACGGCTGTCAATGACCTCGGTATAAGTTCCGCACACGGGGCACTTCATTTGTACCTCCGCAGCGGCTCGACCTTCTTCTCTGGCGGTGGCGGCAGCATCTTCTCAGACGGCGGGGTCCACCCCCACTTGCGCCAGGTCGCCTGCACGTCAGCCCCGCTGCTCCACTTGAATTCTTTGTTCGGTACGGACGGATAGACTGTCATTTTTTGTTCCTTCAATTACTAAGTGCCGGTAGGCACGGATTGCTGCTTTCAAGTCTGCTTGCAGACTCTCAATCAGCTCGTCTTGCTCAGACAACCGCTTGGCGGCGTCTTGGGCAAACTTGGCCAGGTTGTGCGCTTCCCACGCCTCAAACCTCATGCCAATTCCTCCCGCGCCATCTCATCGGCCTTTTTGCCCCAATACTCTCGGGTGACGCTATCCACCAGAATCCCCACCTGGTCGAATTTGCGCTCGGCCAGCACCTTGCCCAGCACCATCTTGACGTTGTTGCTTGCCTCGCCCAGCGCCTCGGCGATGTTGAAGCCATCCATCGGGTCGCACGCCTCGCCATGTGTCAGCAGCTCGGCAGCTCGCGCCTCGATTGCAAACTCAAGGCGCTCGGCCCTGTCCTCGTCAGACTGGCGGCTGTTCATCATTTGGGTGTTCATGCAGCTCATTTGCGGCATCCCTTCAAGCAGGCTGGTGAATGTTTGGACTGGCACACGCCAAGAATTTGGCAGCGGGTCAGTGGCTTTGGTTTGATCCAGATTGTCTTCATGCCGACCACCCGTAGAACAGGCAGGCGGCCAAGCCAATGCCGATGACAAGGGCTGTGATCAAATCCAATGCAGCCTCTGCACGGGCGTGCAGCTTGGCGGCGCGGACTTGGTAGTGCTGGTTGTATTTGTGGTGCTTCATGTTGTTCTCCTAAAAGACGGGGCCGTGGCCCCGGTTGGTTTAAGCAAAATGATGGCGAGGTGCAATCCAAATTTTTCCATCTCGTTGTGCGCGGATGTGAACATACTTATCTGTGATTTTTACGATCCATCCGTCGATCAAAGCCTCGGTGCGTGCGGTGCGAACGCTACGACCGTTGTATGCCACTACTGAGACTTCACAATTAATTGAGGGCTTGCTGTAAAACATGTCGGTTACTCCGGTTTGGTTTGTTGCGATGACTGAATCATAACACCACTTCCCACAATCTCACACAATTATTTTATAGGGACAAACCCTAATCACTTCTTTTCTTTTGCCAGCCCCAGCTTGATGTAATGCAGCACCTGTGCGGCCAGCGTTCTGGTGTGGCGCTCGGCCTGTCTACGCACCTCCAGCTCTACGTCAGCAGGCAGGCGAATGGTCATGTACTTGTCTTTGATTTGCTCGGTCATAACGTGTCTTTCTGTTGGTTGAAAAAGGCAGTGATCTGCTCCTTAGCATCTTCAGCACCCTTGCACACTTTAGCACAATAGCCCACTTCCTCAAGATACTTGATCCAATCCTTCTGCTCTGCACTGAGCACGCCACCCTTGACGCGCTTCATCTCTACCCACAAGCGCCAGGCAGGGATAAACAGATCAGGCACGCCAGCAGATACGCCCTCGACCTTCAGCCTGGCAGCTGCTGCAATGCTTCTCTGGCCACCGTTTGGGATAGCAAAGATGCGCACACCTCTGTGGGTCTGGCGAAACCATTTCACGACCTCACGTTGCTCCTCATGCTCCGTTGGTATGCGATCAGTCAAAACATCACCTCTCGTTCCCACTTGGGGCACTCGCCAACAGCCTCAGCAAACTCTGCTGGCGGCTTCATGAAGAACTCAACGCATTGCCCATCGTTGCCGTAGTGCTCACAGGTGTGGCAGCACCTTGGTGGACCTGCACGGTCCCACTCGCGCCACTGGATTAAGAACTCGGGTTCACTGTGTCTCATGCCCATTTCCTTCGCGTTACTTTGAAAAATTTACCATCCTTGCGAAACTCAATCATGCTTGGAGGTGTTGCGTTATTGAGGTTTTGCGCCATCTCAATCATGGTCTTCACATTCAGACCACCAGAAACAATTTGGGCACGCTCTGCAATCGTGATCAGCTTTTGCACAGCAGACTGGCCTGCATAACCATCGTGCGTGATGGCCAGATACTCAGTCACCGCCGGGTCGCTCAACCCGCCGTAATACGTCACAGCCAGCATCTGCTTGCCCGATGCCTTGCTGGTGTGCTCACGCCATGCCCAGCTCGTCACCTCAAGCTCTTGACCCTCCAGCCCCATGATGTCGTCATCATGCAGTTGCAGATTCTTGACCTCCCTTGGTGGGAATGGATGATCGCAGGCAGGGCAGACCATAACCGAGATATGCACCAGCTCGTCGCAGTTCTCGCAGACTTTGAGGGGCGCTTCGCCATTGCCATCGCCACCTTTCTTTGGCGGCTGCACGTTGGTGATCGGGCCGTGTGTGGCCACCACGCCAGCGAAGTCGAGCACCAGGCAGTGGTCGGTGTGGCTCTTGACCCTCATGCCCCGGCCAGCCATCTGCACATAAAGGCTTGCGCTCATCGTAGGGCGCAGCATCACCACCAGATCAATGTCAGGGTAGTCAAAGCCCGTGGTCAGCACATTGGCGTTTGTCAGCGCTTGCAGCTTGCCAGCCTTGAAGTCGGCAATCATTTCATCACGCTGCTTCTTTGGTGTGTCCCCCGTCACGCACGCAGCGGTCACACCCTGCTGGCGCAGGGCTTGGGCAATGTGCTCGGCGTGCTTAACACCAGCGCAGAAGAAAATCCACGCCTTGCGATCACCAGCTAAAGCCATCACCTCCTGCACCACAGCCTGATTTTTGTCGTCCGTGTCCACCGCTGCTTGCAGCTCTGACTCAATGAACTCGCCGCCACGCTTATGTACGCCAGTCACATCCAGCTTCGCCTTGGTGACCTTGGAGCGCAGCGTTGACAGGTGGCCCTTGTAGATTAGCTCCTCGATGCTGACAGGCTCAATTAGCGCATCAAACAGCGCAGGCTTGTCAGTAATCAGGCCATGCCCAAGTCTGTAAGGTGTGGCCGTTAAGCCCACCACCCTGATAGCAGGGTTGATGGCCTTGAGCTGCTCAAGCAACCCACGGTAGCCGCCCTCGTCCTTGTGGTTCACAAGGTGGCACTCATCAATGATCACCAAGTCAATGTGTCCCAACTCTCTGGCCTTGCTTCGCACCGACTGGATGCCAGCAAAGGTGATCGGCTCGCCCAACTCACGCCGACCAATGCTGGCGCTGTAAATGCCCATCGGAGCGCCCGGCCAGTGCTGGCGCATCTTCTCAGCGTTTTGCTCAATCAACTCCTTCACATGGGTCAGCATCAGCACACGGGTCTCGGGCCAGTTCTGCAAGGCATCCTTGCACAGCGCAGCCACAATGTGCGACTTGCCTGAGCCTGTCGGCAGCACCAGGCAGGGGTTGCCCTTGCCACCGGCCTCGAACCAGGCATAAAGCTGGTCGATGGTGCGCTGTTGGTAGTCACGGAGCATCACGCTACAACCCTCCCACCAAACTGCTTGCGCAAATCATGCAACTGCGTCCAGCCCTTGTCCGCACAAGCCCCCGCATTAGCCAGCAACTCTTTAGAACTGAACACGCCCTCTTGCTCTGGGTCGCCATTGGCTACATTCGTACCATTGATCTCATAGACCGCAGTGAACTCGTCAGGCCCATCCTTGCGCTGCCACGGCACCAGATCAGGATGCAGGACATGACTCTCGCAACCATTGCGCTGTGCGTCCACCGGGATCACGTCATCCCACTTAGCGCAGTGCCAGGTTGAGTCTGACAATGGCGTGGCCATCGCACAGGTCCGGCAGTTCACATGCTTGGTGGTCTTGGACTCATGGCAGAACTCATGTGCGTCACAGAACTTGCACTGATACCAACTCGCATCGGTGCTGATCGGTGGCGGCATGTTGTCGCTCAAAGCAATGTAATGCCCGCGGCGAATCGCCTTTTCAGCCACATCCTTGTCCAGCTTCACGCGCTCGGTGTGGATGCGGTCATCGTCCTTGCACACAGCCAGATACAGCGCACGGTCCAGACCAGTGCCAGCCATGTAGACCTGCATCTGCACAAAATGCTCGGGCTTGGACTTCTCCACGCCATCTTTGACCAGCGCATCAAACGACTTCTTGCTGTGCGTCTTAAACTCAGCGACATGCTTGGTCTTGGGCGCCTCAGGCACGCCAGAGTCAATGATGGCATCAAGGCTGCCAGACACATGGCTGCCAAAGTCAACCCGGTGCTGACTTGATACCTTGCGCACATCCAGACCAATCGCACGCAGGTCGCTGATGATGTTGGCCTCCTCTTGGTGGCCGCGGCGAAACAAACGCAGAATTCGGCCAGAGAACTCAGGCTGCACAGCCCACCGAAACGACAGCCAAAGCCACCTGTCGCAAACATGGCCCAAGGTACTGGCCCCAAGGTGCGGTCTAGGCACTTCGGCAGTGGCTTCATGGTGCTTGTCAATTAGCGCCTGAATGCTATGATCACTCTCGGGTATTTTCATCGTGTTTTCTCCTGTTGGGAACTTTGCCCCGGCCTTCATCAGCCGGGGCTTTCTTTTGCTTACTTCTTAGCCCAAGGTGGCGCGGCCTTGCCAGCCGATGGCGCACTGACAACAGGCATCGAGGCCGCAGGCGCTGCACTGCCCGACAAAGACTTGAAAGCCTTTACCTCATTGCTGGCGCCATATTGCTCGTCTTGCTTGACCTCCAGCTTGATGCCAATCTGGCCACCAATCAACTGGTCGGTGTCGGCAACCTTTGCCAAGCCAATCGCACGCATGATCTCGCCTAACTGCTGGCGGCCAATCTCCTCGGCCTTTGGGTTGGCGTTCTTGATGTTCAAGTTGCCAAACACCACACGACCCTGGTGGCTTGGGCCAGTGATGTCGTAACGCAGCTTGATGTACTGTCCATTGCCAGCCTTGGTGGCTTTCAGCTCGGCTTGCGAAATGGTGGCGGTGTACCAGCCAGCAGGCAAAGGCTCAAAGCTGCCAGTGTTGCCAACAGGCAATTCGTTGATGTCAAAAGTCTCTGAAAGAAAAGCCATGATTTACTCCTTAGGGATAATTTTGAAAGACGGGCGACCAGGCTTGGCCGTGATAGCACCAGCCAGAGGCCCGGTGATGGATTCGTCGGCTGCTTTCCAGACCGACATGTTGATTTCCGGCTTCCACCGGAAAAGTGTTGCAAGGTGATCGCTCAGTCCGGCTTCAGTGGCAAGCATTTGCAGCTTCTCTGAATCGACCTTGCGGTCGATGCGTCCCTCAATCTTGATCTCAAACCCTGCTGCACCAACGGTCTCGGTGCTGTCAAGTTGGTCTGAGATACGCGCCAGCTTCTTGATGTGGTCCTCAATATCGCGTCGATCTTCTGTTGCATCTTTTTCTTCTTGCTTTGCTCTGAGCCACATCTGGGCCAACTCGGCCATGTCGGTGGTTTCGATCATTTCCTTCTTGCCTCCAGCATGGCGTCGGCAAGGTCGTAAGATTCATCTGCCAAATTTATATACAGCTCAAACAACATATCTGGTTGGGTTTCAGTCGAGTTTTGAAAATGTTTGTCCAAAATAAGTGACTGCATCGCCTTCGCCGCAAAGTAGTCCCGAAGCGTCATGCCCTCGTGCCCGTTGTAGCCAACTGGAAAGGCTTGGTCGTTCTTTTTCATGGCTTGCCCCCAATCTTGTTAATGATTGCACCCAAGTCCGGCGCCTCCCAACCAGCCAACTTGCCCGAGCGATCCTTGGCCAGCCACAGGCCATCGCTATCGCACATCAGCGCTCGCTGGGTGTTGCCCTCGCCGTCACGCTCCACACGCAGCGCCAGCACTTCATCAAAGAAGTAAGGCAAGCCTTGGGTCAGGCTCTTGCCGGGCATCCCAGGGTTGTAGAGCATCTTGCCCATCTCATCGGTGGACTTCTCCAGCTTGGCGCTCATGTAGACATGCTTGCCCGGCAAATCCCGAAAGGCACGGATCAGCTCTTGCATGGTGGTGTTCATCTCACCATAAGCCGCACGCCCATCCTTGGACTTCTTCATCTCATGGGCCAGCACCACCTCGGCCACCTCGCTGATCGAGTCAAGCGCCACTGACTCAAAGCCCGATGCCTCCTTGCTGTCTCGGCACCAAGTAAAAGCCTCACGCAGATCATCCATGCTGGTGATCTCGATGTAAGGCAGGTCAGCGTCTTGGATAGACAACAAACCACCCTCGGCAGACAATACGATCACATTGGGCAGCGTCTTGACCAAGGTGGTCTTACCTGCACCAGCTTGCCCGTACACAAGCAACTTCACCCCATTGGCAGTTAAACCGCCAGTCGATTTCAAATTGATAGCCATCTGGCTCTCCTTCTTTTGCACCACTGTCAGGGAATCTGTTTGTGGTGTAGCGACATTGTAGCGTATGATTCGCACATCACAACAATTTTTTTAAACAAGGACAAAAACATGATGACCCTCGAACAGATACGCCAAGCCCTTTCCGACCGAATGCCGATCAAGGTGGCAGAGGCAACAGGGCTGCACTACAACACTATCCGCCAGGTGCGCGATAACCCAGAGGCAAACCCCACGCACAAGGTCTTGCAGGCTTTGTCGGACTATTTGGAAAGCCGGAAGGTGACGCATGGCTGACCTCTCAAACGTATTTGGCGGCCCTTGGTCGCCACCACCAGAGAAAATCGTTGCATCTCCAGAGGCGCAACTTAAAGACGCTATGAAGGCGGCAGGCTTAGAGCCACCAGATCACATTGAGATGGACGGCAAGATTCACCGCTTTAAGTCGGGCACCAAAGGCAAGCCAGGTATTGACAAGCCCGGTTGGTACTTGGTGTTTGGTGATGGCATCCCAGCGGGGCGCTTCGGCTGCTGGAGGGCAGGCATCGAGGCCACTTTCAGGGCAGACGTTGGCCGCAAGCTCACGCACACTGAGGAAATGGTGCATGTCAAGCGCCTGGCCGAGTCAAAAGCCGTGCGAGATGCAGAGATCATTCGCCAGCACCAAGTCGCCAGCGAGACAGTTGAGCAAATTTGGGCCACAGCAAACCCGGCCAGCCCCGAGCACCCCTACTTGTCCAACAAAGGCATTGGCGTGCATGGCGCACGCATTACGGGTGACGGTCGCCTCATGGTGCCTTTGTACGATCAGGACGGCAGTTTGAGCACGCTCCAGTACATTGCCCACGATGGCGGCAAGCTCTATCACCCTGGTGGCCAGACTGGAGGTAAATTCTGGCAACTAGGCTCACTGGATGAGCCTGGGCCGCTTTATGTGGCCGAAGGCTTTGCCACAGCAGCCACCATTCACGAAACCACCAACCGCCCCGTCATCGTGGCCTACAGTGCCAGCAACCTTGTCCCCGTCACAAGCAAGTTGCGCGAGATGCACGGCCCAGCCCAAGAGATCGTGATCGTGGCCGATAACGACGCCTCCGGTGTTGGCCAGCGTTACGCCGAGCAGGCCAGTGCCAAGTACGGCGCACGCACGGTAACCCCACCAGTCCAAGGTGATGCCAACGATTATGTGCAGTCTGGAAACGACTTAGCCAGCCTTCTTGCACCAACACATGATGATTGGCTAATCCCTGCCGATGAGTTCTCGGCCCAGCCCAGCCCCATCTCGTGGCTGGTCAAACGCTGGATTCAGGACCAAGCCCTCGTCATGGTCCACGGCCCATCAGGAGGCGGCAAGACTTTCGTGGTGCTGGACTGGTGCCTGCGCATTGCCAGCAGCACCCCAGACTGGTGCGGCAACAAAGTGCGCCCCGGTCACGTGGTCTATCTGGCCGGCGAAGGCCACCACGGCCTAAAAGGCCGAATCGCCGCTTGGAAGCACCACCATCAATCAGGCAAACTCAACATGTGGCTCTCCAAGCACGGCTGTGACCTCAACACCCCCGCTGGCTACCTCAAGGTGCTTGAGCACATCAGGATGCTGCCCGAAACCCCCAAGGTTGTGGTGGTCGATACCTTGCACAGATTCCTTGCCGGAGACGAGAACAGCGCCCAGGACGCCAAGACCATGCTTGACGCCTGCGCCAACCTGATGATGGAGTTCAACTGCACCGTCATTCTGGTTCACCACACAGGCGTCTCCGATGAGGCCCAGCACCGTGCCCGAGGCTCAAGCGCCTGGCGAGGCGCACTCGACATTGAGATCAGCGTCATCCCCGGCAAAGACAACCAGCCCATGCAACTGGTCCAGCGCAAGTCCAAAGACGCCGAAATGGCCGAGCCAATCCACCTCAACCTCCAACAAGTCACCATCCCAGGCTGGTACGACGAGGACAACCAACCCGTCACCAGTGCCATCACCACCCAAGCCGAAGCCCCAGCCGCACCCACCAAGAAAGACTCCAAGATTGATGGCCACCGAAAGACTTGGGAAAACGCTTGGTGGGCATCCGGCGCCGAGGTCAGGGATGACCTGCCCTACCTCAGTCGCTCAGCCCTCAAAGACAAACTGACCCAAGACGGCAACGCCGAGCGCACCGTGCGCAACATGATCAACCCGTCCTATAACGACAAACTGATCGGTGCGCTGCTCCAGGCTGACATGATCCAGAATACCGAACACGGGTGGATCATGGTCGATGAGGTCAACGCCAGTAGTATGCTGTTGCGGAAAAACGACTGTGGATAACCTGTGGATAACTTTTATTTGGTTGACCCTAAATGACCCTAGGGTCAAGTTTAGGGTTAGGGTCAAAAATGGGCAAAACAGCGCCAAAGTTGACCCTCCCTGACCCCCAACCCTTTAGGGTTGGGGTCAAGGGTCAAGGCGTTGCAGGGGTTTTTGGGGTTGCTGAGTTTTTTGGACTCAGCCTGTGGATAACTTTTCTAGTTCAATGACGTTTTTGATATGGTGACCTTTCTTGGTCGCCTACTTTTTTGAGAGATGGCAATGGTCGGCAAAGCAACTCCAACGGTTAAGTACTTTCAGCGCACCCTTGGTGATGCTGAACGCGCCATCTTGCTGGCGGCAGGCAGTGGCGATATGTCCGCGGGCTTCATGGAGGTCATCGATACCTACCGCCATTTCTACAATCTTGGATTGCGGCCCGATACACCGCTTGAGAGCGTTATCCTTGTCATCCCACAGACTCAACATGATGGTGGCTTGTAGGCCCGATTTGAGGCCTTGGTGAGGCATTGGTGATGGTGAGATGGGTGGATGTTTTAAAGATGAATTGTTGAATGAGAATCATTCTCAATTGGAAATGGTCCCCCAAGGATGGACCATCCGCCCCTTTCTCATTTTTCTTTCCCCGATTTTCCCAGCCGACCGAGTTATCCACAGCCCAAATACAAAACTTATCCACAGATTGCGGTGCATAACCCTATGCTGTTGCAGTTGGTATTCCTTTTTCTGTGCATAACTCAGGATCGACTTTACATAATGGACGTTGTGCGAAGTAGAAACGGGTAAACCCTAGGAACTGACGACTTTTGATGGGGGGGGAGGGGGTCGGTCGTTGTTGTGAATGTTGATGTACCCTCCCCCGTTCTGAAAAAGCTAAAATAGCGAAAACTCCGAAAGGGTAAAGTGAAAAAAAAGCAAAGCGCAGTGCAGATGACGATCCAAAGGTACGCAGAGAACCCGCCTGCGATCCTGCCAAAGACGGATCACCAACGCATCAAGGAGCTGAAAGAGCTGATGATCAGGTCTGGCGGCAAGGATGTCGCCGAGAAGGTGATCCAGATTGCGCTCAACGATGAGCACCCCGGTCAGATGGCGGCGCTGAAGATGTGCATGGACAGGACGCTGCCGATAGGTATGTTCGAGAAGGACAAGAACCAGCGCAGCGCCATCACGATCAACATCACGGGCCTGGGCGAGACGCCGACGGTCATTGAGCCAGAGGATGTTACGGATGTCTGACCTCAACTTCTCCCTACTGCCATGGCAACAGCAGGTTTATTCTGACCAGACGCGATTTAAAGTGATCGCCGCCGGGCGGCGCTGTGGGAAGTCGAGACTCGCCGCGACGACACTGATCATTGAGGCGCTCAAGTGCCCACCGGGCTCGGCCGTGCTGTACGTCAGCCCAACGATGGGGCAGTCGCGGCAGATCATCTGGGACTTGTTGCTGGACCTCGGGCGAGACGTGATCCAGTCGAGCCACGTCAACAACTTGGACATCACGATGGTCAACGGCGCGCGTATCTACGTTAGGGGCGCAGACCGACCCGACACGCTGCGAGGCGTCTCCCTAACCTACGCAGTTCTGGATGAGGTGGCCGACATCAAGCCAGAGGCGTGGGAGCAGGTCATTCGGGCCAGCTTGTCAGACAGGAAGGGCCGAGGGATGTTCATCGGCACGCCCAAAGGGCGCAACTGGTTTCACGACCTGTGGAAGCTGGGGCAGGATAACCAAGACAGCGACTGGAAAAGCTGGCACTTCACCACGCAGGACAACCCGCTGATCGACCCCACCGAGATTGAGTCAGCGAAGAAGACACTGAGTACGTTTGCGTTCAAGCAGGAATACCTGGCCAGCTTCAGCAATGCGGGCGCGGATGTGTTCAAAGAGGAGTGGATCAAGTACGGCGAGGAGCCGGACTACGGGAGCTACTTCGTGGCGGTGGACTTGGCCGGGTTTGAGGAAGTGGCCAAGCAGGCGGCGAACAGCAAAAAGCGGCTGGATGAGTCGGCGATTGCGGTGGTCAAGGTCACGGACGACGGCAAATGGTTCGTCAAAGAGATCGAGCACGGGCGCTGGGATATCCGTGAGACAGCCGCCAAGATACTGATGAAGATGCGCGACTACCGGCCACTGTCCATCGGGATCGAGAGAGGGGCGCTAAAAAACGCGGTTTTGCCGTATTTGAGCGATCTGATGCGGAAAAACAACGTGTACAGCCACATCGTGGATTTGACGCACGGCAACCGGAAGAAAACGGACCGGGTGATTTGGTCTTTGCAGGGGCGGTTTGAACACGGTAGAATCGTCCTGAACAGCGAGGAGAACTGGGACACGTTCGTGGACCAGCTTTTGATGTTTCCGTCGCAGGGCGTTCACGACGACCTGCCGGACGCGCTGTCGTACATCGACCAGTTGGCCGTCACCAGCTACTTTGAAGATGCTGATGACGAGGACTGGCAGCCGATGGATGTAATATCGGGGGTATAGCCACCGACATAGGGGTCAAAATGGATCAAAACGAATTCGATG